GAATAACTCTATTTAGTTTGACAGTGAGTAGTCCATCAACAAAAGCAACATCTTTAACTTCTACATCATCTGATAGAGTCCAGGTGCGCGTGAATGCTCTCTTGGCAAGTCCCTGATGCAAGTATTCTTCACCAGTATCATCAAATTTCTTTGCTTCTACAAGAAGTTTATTCCATTCTGTAGTAACTTCAATTTCCTCTCGCCTAAATCCCGCAAGAGCAATTTCCAATCTAAAAGTAATGCTGTCTTCTTTTACAAGATTGTATGGTGGATAGTTTGTATGCGTCTCAAACGTAGTATCAAACCTTCTAAACCATTCATCCATTCCAATACTGTTTCTTTGAATATCAGCCAGATACTTTGCAGTTTCTGGTACTGAAAGTGTAAGTGAATTTGTTCCGAACATAATAGACCTCCTTAAAGCGTCTTAATAGTGATTGGACCCTTTCGGCATCCACTACTAATTATAATAGATCATAAAAAAAACGGGATGTTGTTTCCCGCTCCTTTTTATTCGGTTTCCTGGGTCTTACCTTTTTTACCAATATTATACTTCTGTTCTAAAATCCATTCACCTTTGTCCTTATATGCAAGGACTTTGATTTGATTCAGTGGAGCAATATCAGCAACAGATTCTTCTTTTACAATAGTAATGAGTCCCCAATCAGCAAGCAAACGGACAATACGATTGCGGCGCTGAACATCATTTACTGTAAGATTTGCATGTTTGCCATCGAGAGCAAACAACTCTTTAAAGTGAACAATATAATATCTACCTTGTTTATGTAAAATATGACAAGACTGATAGAGTTTTTTTTCCTTGCGTGAAGCAACTCCAATGCGAGTCAAAGTCTCACGGACTTTTAAGAAGTCATCAGGTTCATTAAGAATTACCTCAACCATTTGGTCCTGAGACCAATCAACTGTTGGTTCTACCGTAGTAGTCATTTTGATCCTCCAATTTCAAGTCGTTGTTTAATAAAATTAATTTGTTCTTTTGATAAGATTTTCAGAGCTTGTGATGCCTTTTCATTACTATAACCATAGTATTGTTTTATACATTCTAAGTCTGTGACTTTATCCTTACGGAGCCAGGGAGAAAATCTCTTCTTTTTCCTTAGACTATTTAGATAAAATGAATATTGCATATCCTTGTCTAAAAAATGATGCTTATTCATCTCATTAGCAAATAAAACGCAATCAATATGCCCAGACAGACAACGATTTATAATAAAGGGAGCATACTCCTTTTTTACTGATGGATCTTCCATCAGGTTTTCTTTAGTAAAATTAATTGAGTTCAACCAATCCTTCAGTTCCATAATTAAAAAGTAATAGTTCTTTACGTTGTTTTTGCTCACGCATGTATTCGCCAACTGAACGCATTGTATAAGTTAGATCAAACTCTGCTGCTTTCCAATTAGTAAAACGATCTTTTACCAGTTGATCTGAATTATAACTCACCAATTGATCCATATCATTAGCATCGCAATCAGCAGCAAACTTATCGTGATCAAATCCTTTGTGCATTGATCCTTTGCGCCCATAGAGATTATCCTTAATATCATAAGGAGGATCGAGATACATAAAAGCACCCTTGTTTCCATCCATCAGATAATCGTAGGAATAATTAGTTATGCGCCACTTCTCAATCAGTTTAGAATACTCTGGCAGTTTTTCAATACCACGCATAGAAAAGTTACCATTGGAAGCTTGTTCCGAAAACGATGAACTCTCAGTGAGACCACTGAAAGAACATTTATTTACAACATAAAAAACTGCAGCACGATCAAGACTGGATAAAGTTTGATCATTAATTTTTTGCTTACTTGCAAGAAACAACTCTTTGGCAGATTCTGGATTATTATGTGTTGATTTAAGATCCGCAAGTTTATCTTTAAGATCAACACCAAACATCTGGAGTTGTTGCCAGAAGTTTACCAGAGGTTCATAAAGGTCATTCACCCAAATATCCAGGTTTGGATACTTTTTTGTGATGTGAATTGCAACACTTCCACCACCAAGAAATGGTTCCCGAAACTCATCATAGTTTCGTAGGTCAGGAAAGTATGGGTCCATCTTGACGCAAGCACGGGACTTACCGCCAGGATATCTTAAACAAGTTTTAAGAGATTTCATTTTAAATCATGAATGAAGTTACGTCTGGAATTTCATATTTTGATGAAGCAGATTCTTTATTTGTATTATCATAGTCCTCATCTAAATTCATTAATGTTTTTTTATTAAAAATGTCTCTGTGTCTACCCAACTCTAAACGTTCATATGTGAGCACCCAGTTTTTATGATTCGATTCTGGATAATTTATCGGAATTGGAAGAAATCCAACCCACAAAGGTTTTCCCGTGAATGTTCCATTTAGAACATCAAAACCAAAACCATATTTATCTCCAAATAATTGATATTTCTTCTTTTCATTTAAAGAAACTTTAGCAGTTCCATTAAAACGATCATGATGACGAATGATTCTTTTATACAAAAGTGATGTATTTCTGGGTAATTTTTTTTCTCCATTTTTCTGGTCATAATACCGTCCCATCGATTCCCCAACATAAACTAATTCTTCAAATTCTGAAAAAAGTTGATTATCTTTTGGTTGAGTTTCATTAAAAACAAACCCATAGACGGCTCCACCATGAGTTAATCCAATTGTATTAGAAATTTTATAATGTTCTGTTATTCTAATCCAATAAATTTTTTCTGTCGCATATTTTTCTTGGTCTTTTACAAGACGATCAATATGACAAGATAAAATGTTCATTTGAACTCACACTCACACATAATTTCAGTTAATGCTGCTAAGAGGTTAATTTCCTGATCAGCAACGAACGCAATCTGGTATTGATACTTAGCAATAACAAGAACGGCAGCGGGGATAGATGCGGGCGAAAGGTTATCATAACAGGCGTCATAAACCCTGCGAAGAATGACAGAAGAATCGTTGTCCAAGTTGGAGACCACCCACTTTCGGACTTCAGTAAAGTTTTTATCTTTGAGATGCTTGATAAGTTCATTTACTGAGATGTCTGAGAAAGATGCAAGAATTGCTGAGTCAATTTTTCCTCCCGCAGAATAACGTTGGCATTCGTTGAGGACGCGACGAAAATCTGGGAAGTGCTTTGATACAAGTTCTGCAAGGACTTTTTGATCATACTCGATGCTCTCCTCATCCAAGATGTTTTGTAGACGCTTGAAGAAGGATCCTGCCAACTGTGCTTTTTGCTTTCCTTTGATTGTGAAGTCAATGACAGCACATCGGGAGTGCAGGGGTTCGATGATTTTGTTCTTGTAGTTACAGGTAAAGATAAATCGGCAGTTGCTATAAAATGCCTCAATATTTGCCCGTAGTAAGAGTTGAACGTCGTTGCCTGTGTTATCAGCCTCATCGATGATGATGACTTTGTGTTTAGAAGTCCCAGTAAGTGAGACGGTCGAAGCAAAGTTCTTTGCTTGGTTCCGTACAGTATCCAGGAAACGTCCTTCATCGGATCCATTAATGACATAATAATCTGCTCCTAATTCATTACATAATGCTTTTGCGATTGTTGTTTTACCAATACCAGGAGGACCTGCAAGAAGAAGATTTGGAATCTCACCCTTCTCTACAAACTCCTTGAATGTTTTTTTAGTATCATCAGGGAGAATACAGTCATCGATTTTACGAGGACGGTATCGTTCAACCCAGAGGAAATCAGTTTTTTCAGTTTTCATAATCTATTTAAATCCAATCAGGTCGGCGTTGCGGCATACGAAGATAATTAGATGCAACCCAAGGTTTGGATGCAATGTACATCTTGTAAGCAGTAAAAGTGTCAATGCTGTCGTCAAGTTTATACTCATCGGGCATGGCACGAACAAAAGTTTCTACACTGGTTATTTTACCACGGGGAAACAAGTAGAAGGCATCTACAAGTGTTTTGTAACAGGAATGAACTTTACCGTAGCGAAGAGTATATTCATCACACAGATTCATTCCGTGCTTGATTAACCAATAGGCATTATGAATAGATTCTGCTGCCCATTTGGTGCAAGGATGATTGCGAAAGGCACCCTTCTCAGTCTTGTAAGGAGTGCTGTCTGACTTGAGAAGGGGTCCATAGTTATGATACCACTTAGAAGCAACTAACGACAATAGTTGGCAGCATTCAAGAGGCATCTTCACTATATGTTTGTCTGGAAGTACAATTGCACTTTCTGCTGGAAATTCACTTGTTACAAAGATGTTCATTCGAATTTTGAATCGGGTTCCAGAGCAATATAATACTGCACATCAAAGGCAGTATTCTTGAATCGTGACAAAAGTTTAGAAGAAATCACAACCTCATAAGAACCAGGAATGATTTTGATATTCTCAACCTTAAAGTTGAAAGTGAATACATCATCAGTTTCACCAACAACTACAGAGAAGTCATTAGAGGTATCATTCTTCTTATCACGAACCACCAGTTTGACTACACCCGCTTCACCAACCACAGACAAATCAGGAAGTTGATATACTGCTGCAGCCTTGAGCAACCGATCAAGTTCCTTGGTATCAAGAAGGAAGCAAACATCTTCACTAGGAAGACTGATAGATTTATCGGGAGGAGTTACAATTACGTTGGGATCTGCAAAGAAGTATTTGGAACGGGACTTACCTTCTTTGATTACCACATAACTATCATTTACGAAATCAAGTTCAGCATTTTGATGTAGAGCAAGTCCATTCAGGAATTGATTCAAATCATAGATACCAAAATCCTTGGGAAGTTCTTCTTCAATCGTTGCTTCTGCAAGAATGTTCTTCATCACAGAAATAGTGCGAAGTGAATTACCTTCCTTGAACAAAATGGATTGATTGATTCCAGAGAAATTCTTTAGCAGTGTCAGAGTTTTATCAGAGAGTTTCATAATTTGGTGGTTAAATTTTATTTGGTTTCAACAAGATTAAGGTGATTAATCAAGAGAATAGTATAGTGCAAAACTTTGAACAAGTCAGCACGAGGAGTTCCTTTG